CTTGTTGCCGAGGCCAAGGAAACTGATCGTTACGTAGTAGTTCATGTCGCTGCTCCTAGTGAAACTCAATGGCGAAGCGCTTGGACTGGCGGCATGCGTGGTTGGCGCGACCGAATGCGCGCAGTGCTTCAACGATACTGTCGAAGCAATCCACGTCACCTGTGAGGGTATCGGTAATGCTGATCATTTGTCGCTGCTCCTTAGTCAGTCGTTGCGGGCCGTGCCGCTTGAGTGATTAGGACGATACCCCAGGATGAGCCTTGGGTAAAGAGACGTGCGTCACGGTTTCCAATTTCCCCATTTCTCTAGCCACAAGTGCCCAGCGTCGTTTAAGTGCCATTCCTTACTCACTGGATTGCGCTTTAGGTAGCCCTGTTCGAGCATGTAACTGAACGCTCCTGGGATGTGCTTATTGGTCCGCACATACAGAATAGCGCGCTGTTCCTCGGTCATGTCTTTTAACTTCGCCATAAATACCTCTTTATAGGTCGGATTGTCGTTGGATCGATAAAAAACCGAACTATAAGTAGCAGAATCAATAGCTTAGACGTTAAAAAGCTGCTCTTTATAGATCGGTCCCAAGTATCGCTGGCCAAAAGTTACCGGCCAGCTAGCTACGGAGCTTTAAAGAATACTACTAGATTAATCAACCTATCAATAGATAAATAGTAGTAGTAAAGGGCTTTGGTTTCAGTGGGTTAGCGGCTTGAGCGACTGTTGATCGTTTATAGATGCGAGCGCGTTCTTGGGGTGGCGCTTGACAATATAATTCGAGCTAATTACGGAGGGTTAATTGCTGAGGGCTTTTCGCCCGGCCAGCAAGCGAACCGCTATCAGCTTTTCGCGTTTCACCCACAGTGAATTATATTGTCAAACTGATTTATATTGTCACATCGCGATTAATTCCCAGCTATTTATATTGTCAAATCGCGGCTCGCTATTCGCCATAATGCAGGCTGTAGGAATCGTCCTACGCCGAGCATAATGCAGCCTGCCCAGGCAGCTATCAGCTTTTCGCTTGACGCGGCGCGCGAGCTGTGCTAGGGCAGGCTAATTGCGAATCGTGGAAGGAGGGGGAGACCCCCGCTGTGCAAAAGGCCGGCTTAGATTCGCGGGGCGCCGGGCCGACCGCGCTAATCTCACCGCTTTTTATATCTCACTTAACATAATCCAATATCGGCTCAACGGTTATGGCAAACCTCAAGCCCGACGTATATCCTCACGTGTATGGATCAAAAATACGCTCACACAGATGGAAATATCACGATGTCCCAAGAAGACGTGATGCTCGGCTCGCTGATGGGCAATCTCCCGGCCCCGGTCAAACCGATGCCCACCCAGGCCATCGATAAAGTGACGCGCTCGCGGATTCGCTACGGCGTCTCCGAATTGGTGAACGGCAACATCGACAACGTGCAGCGCTGGCTGCAGGAAATTGGCAACGGCATCAAGGATCCATACGACGATTCCAAATTCATCGTGGCGCCACGCCCGCGCGATGCGATCGAGCTGTTCATTGAGCTGCTGCAATTCAGCGTACCGAAGATGAAATCGATCAGCGTCGACGTCAAGGACAAGGGCGGCAACATGAAGCAATACTCAATGAGCGATCTACAAACAATAGTGGCGGACCAATGACAAACTACGGCATGCAACCACTCGACCCAACCGGCCCGTTTAACATCGGCGCCATGTACAAGCCGCGTCGGCTGGTCGTCGCGACCCCGGCACACCACGGCTACCACGACAATTTTTACGGCAGCATGCTCGGACTCCAGAAGCTCTGCCTGGAGCGCGGCATACCGATGGAGCCGAGCCGGTTGATCGGACACTCGAGTATCGCGCACGCGCGGACCACGATGATGCGCGACTTCCTGTACAAGACCGACGGCACGGACCTCATCTTCATCGACAGCGACCAGGGGTTCGACCCGCAGGACGTGCTGGATATGGTCGAGTCGGACTTGCCCATTGTCGGCGCCGTGTGCTGTCAGAAGAAGTACGACTGGGAGGCGATCCAACGGGCGGCCCGCCAAGCCTCCCTGGCGCCGCATCCACAGCCCGATGCACTGGCACTGGCCGGCGCAGTCTTCACATTCGACACAGGAGCAGCAGGCAATGACGTGGACCTCACCGAGCGGAAGGCGGTTCCGGTAAGACGCGTCGGCTTCGGCCTGACCGTCATCAAGCGAGTTGTGATCGAGACTCTGGCGGCGCGCGGCACGCCGAAGGTGGAGCTTGCCGGCGGCCCGGACTTCCCACCCCTGTGCAACACGCGAGTCGTGCAGAGTGCCGACCGGCCGGGGAAGTGGGAGTGGCTGACAGAGGATTATGCGTTTTGCTCCAGGGCCGCAGATGTTGGGTTTAAGACCTACCTCGCATGGTGGACGAAGACGACGCATACGGGCGACCACGTGTTCAAGGCGGATCTCGTCACGGCGGCCGAGATGCTGGGTGGTGTGAGTCAGGACCAGCGCGACAGTGAGTGATGAGTTTGTCGAGTACGCCTCGGTAGCGGAGCGCAAGCGGGCAGCCGCGGCTGAGCTGCTGAGACGACAGCGCGCGCAGATGTATCTGCATAGTTTCGCGCTGTCAGTCAACATCCCGCTCTGCCCTGTGCCGCCCATCGAGGACCTCGACGAGGACATACTAGGCCCGGCGCGGATGCTGATGGCGAAGCATCACGCGCTCATCCTCGACCAGATGGAGTACACCATGACCGTGCCGTATGCGCGGACCATGACGTTTACACCTCCTGGCTGTGCCAAGTCGAGTTACGCCAACGTGGCCTCGGCCTGGGCACTAGGGAAGTTCAAGAATCACCGCGGGATCATAACGGGGTACGCGGATGACATCGCAGAAGTGCAGAGCCGACGCATCCAGACGATATGCAAGGATGAGACGTATCAGGTATGGGATGAGCGGCTCGAGTTGGTCCGCGAAGCCGTTGGCGACTGGGGCCTATCCAACGGCTCAGAGTTGGTTGCTGCTGGTATTTTGGGCGGCATCACGGGCCGGCGCGCGAATTTCTTTCTCATTGACGACCCGACGAAGAATCAGGAAGAGGCAGACTCCGACGCTCGGCAGAAGCGAGTGCGCGAAGAGTACGCCGCGACGATCAGCAGCCGCTTGCTGCCCGGCGCGGGTGTTGGTTTGATTATGACACGTTGGAATGAGCGCGACTTGGCCGGCGACATATTGCCAGATACATGGGAGGGCGAGAGCGGTGACATATTGTGCAAAGACGGCCAGGTGTGGCGCGTGCTGTGTTTGCAAGCGAAATGCGAACTTCTGTCAGACCCACTTGGCCGCAAGCTCGGTGAATACATCTGGCCAGAGTTCTACCCTGCCAGACATTGGCAAATGGCAGAGAATCGCGGCGGACGCGATGGTTCGCGCGTATGGGGGTCCCTCTACCAGCAACGGCCCAAGCCCATAAACAACGAGGCCTGGAACCGCGACTGGTTCAAGTGGGGTGACCCCTCCACTTGGCCGCCGCCCTCCATGATGCGCCGATTCTGTACGACTGACTGGGCTGTTACCGAGGACCAGAAAAACGATTGGTGCGCCTTCTTCGTCTGGGGCATCGACTACCTGGGCGAGTGGTATATGCTGGATGCGTTCGAGGGCCAAGTAGACACTGAGAAGTCTATCCCGGCGTTTTTCCAACTATGCCGCGACAACACCGTGCGCGAAGCGTTCGACGAAAAGGGCGTCATACATAACTCCATCGCGCCGTCCATTAACAAAACGATGCGCAAGCGCGGCGCATGGCGCGTTGTGTTGACTCCGATGTATTCCGGTGAGGATAAAGTCGCCAAGTGTGCCTCGTTCAAGGCTCTGGCCTCGACGGGCATCGTGCATCTGCCGAACGTCGGCAAGATCGCGCCGATCGCTGAGAAGATGTACATGCAGCTCGCGACAATGCCCGCCTCGAGGTGGGATGACCACGCGGACGCGGCAGGTCTTGCCGGCCGGGTACAGGACATAGTGCAAAACGGGCAGGCGCCGCAGGACGACCCGAAGCTTCTCGTGCCGTTCTCGGGGGATTGGGTAGAGTACCAAGGTGAAGAGGACATACCCAAGGTGCGATATGTCTAGTGCAGTCGAGCTGATCGAACAAGCGCGGGCCGAGAGCATCGTCTTGCTATACCGCCAGGAGGGCGACGGCCCCTCCCTCTGGGCCTGGTCGCCAAGCTGGGTGCCCAAGGCGACACGTCGACGCTACCGGCGCCAGTTTCGCGATCAGTACGAGGATGTCTGCCGACTGCTCAAACTGGCGGTACTTGAGCACATATAGTTGCACAATGTGCCAGATTTGATAAAGTCTATATTCGGTCTGGAACCATGGATCCAGTTCCACCCACAAGGATGTGGGCCGCAGAAGGGGTCACTTTCCGGGCGATGGGCGAGACTCCAAATCTCTGCCGGCAAGGTTCGACACCTTGGACCCCTGCCAGTGATGGCCCCAGGTAGGCAACGCTGTCTTAACGGGAAACCGCCACCAGCGTCGCGGGGTTCAAGTCCCCGGGCCACGCCCATCTTGCATAATCCCTGCCGAGTTGCTACCGTTCGCCTCACCTTCCGGTGGAGGCGTCTTGCGGCGATGTAAGGCCGGTGGCCGCGGGGTCACCATAAAGCTAAACCGGCCTGAATTTAACTAGCGATGCACGGTAGTAAAATGGCCTTAAATCTCAAGTCGATGAAGCAAGGCAAGAAGGAGCTGGACGGTCCTTCGATTGGCAAATACAAGCCGGACCCGTACAGTTACAACCATCGCATCACGCTCGATGGCGACGCGCTGTCGAAGCTCGGCGTCGATACTCCGAAGGTCGGTGACGTGTTCGACGTCGGCGCCCACGGTCACGTCATTTCCGTGGAGGAAAGCGACCGGGCGAACGGCCAGAAGTCCCGGCGTGTCGAACTGCAGCTCAAGAAGATGGCAGCCAACAAGCAGAAAAGCGGAAAGTCCATGTTTGATGCGGTGAGTGCCGGCGTCAAGGCGGGCTCCTCGGCATCCGAGGAAGATTGAGTGAAAGCCACCCACGTTTCTGATGAAGAGGTGCTGCATAAAGCTATGGCTGCCGCCCCAACCGCGGAAAGCAAGTTGTCCACTTTGCTCCAGGGCAAGAAAGAATACCCAGGCGGCGTGAAGTACGACGTCGTTGAAGTCAAGAAATCGCGCCAGTACGCATATCAACGTATTGCCGCTGAGAAGGCCAACAAGTAATGGACGATGTAAGCGATCTGCTCGGCAATGTCGAGGATAGTGCCCAGGCACTAAATTCTGGTGCTCGCGGCGCAATGGATAAAGCTCTGGCCGACCAGAAAGGTGACGACCAAGCGGAGTTGGATGATGTCAAAAAGTGGCAAGGTGAGTACAAGACCGCTCGCGCTTTCGACAAGGCGGCGCGCATTCAGTACGCGCGTGATCGCAAGTATGCAGCTGGGCTTGCTGACCCTAACTGGGCATCTGACGCCAACCTCATTGGCGCTTTCATCGACATTCTGGTGTCATTTCTGTTCGCCCAAAACCCAGATGTCAGTGTACGACCCGCACAGAAGGTAGACAGTCAGCCTGACGCGATGATGACGAAGTTCGCGGCGACGCTAGAACTCGTCGTCTCTGAACTGTGGAAGAAAGGCAAGCTCAAAAAGGCCGGTAAGAAGTGGGTCCGCGCCGCGCTGACTGTTGGAATGGGTTGGATTAAGGGCACGTTCCTGACTCAACAGAAGCCGGCGCCCCAAATCGAGATGTCGCTGTCAACATACCAGGCCCAACTTGAGCGCATCGAGGCCGACAAAAAGGCATTGGCGGAAGACGACGATGGCGGAGACCTCGAGCAAAAGAGGCTCGCCATTGAAGAGTCAATGAAAGGCCTCGAAGCGCGAAAGCAGAAGCAGAAAGGCTACGGCCTCATGTGCGACTTCGTGCGTTCAGAAGATATTCAAGTCTCCCTGGACGTTTCCGACGTTACGGACTACCCAGACGCAGATTGGATTAGCTGCGACATGTACGTACGCACTGACACGCTGTTGTCCCGCTTCGACCGGCTGAAAGAAGACGACATCAAGGAAGTTGCCAAGTACTACCAGCGCAATGTTGCCCTCAAAGGCGATGGCGAGGAGCAGGTTCTAGGCGACAATACGCAGGATATCGGCCAATACACGCAGACCGTGCCGGAAGGCCAAGGCTTGACCCCGAGCGGCAGCGCCAAACCAACGTCATTCGCGAAGATCATTGAAATATGGGATCGCAAAAACCAACTTGTCAGGACTATCGTCGATGGCGTGAAGAAATGGGCGGTCGAACCATACCCACCCCCGCAGGCTACGGAGAGGTTCTATCCATTCTTTGGCCTCTGGTTCTATCCGGTCGACGGTCAACGCCACCCTCAGTCCTTACCCTGGCGTTTGCGTAAACTGCAGGACGAGTACAGCGGCACGCGCTCGGCGCAGGTTCTAACCCGCCAGCGCTCACGCCCCGGTGTCTTGTTCAACGCCGGCAGCCTGCCGCCGGACGAGGCCAAAAAGCTCGAGCAGGGCGTTGACGGTGAGTATATTGCACTGCAAGGTGTCGCGAATACACCTGTACAGAACATGTTCGCACCAAAGCCGCTGCCAACTTACAATCAGCAGTTGTATGACACCGCGCCGACTGTTTCCGACATGGAGCGCATCAGCGGCGTTCAAGAGGCGCTGTCGCAAGGGGCTACGGCCGCCAACGAGCCGAAGACGGCCACCGAGGCGAGCATTCAGCATCAGGGCTTTCAGAGCCGTACCGGCAGCGACCGGGATAGCCTGGAGGAAGGTTTGGACGACCTGGCAGTCTACACCGCTGAGTGCTCCATTCAGGAATGCCCACTGTCTTGGGTATTGAGAGTCTGCGGAAAAAATGCGTTTTGGCTCGGCCCGAACGACAATCCAGAACCGAATCCGATTACCGGCGAGCCGCCTCCGGTTGACCCGGAAACGGGCCAAGTGCCATCGATGGATGTCGAAGACCTTCTGACAATGGTTGAAGTTGATATCGACGCCGGCACGACAGGTAAGCCGAATACGGCGGCTGACAAGGCGAACTGGGCTACGATCCTGCCATTGCTGGAAAAGAGCCTCATACAGATCCGGAACGCGCAAATTACTGACCCAGGTTTGGCGCAGGCATTGATCATGGTTCTGCGCGAAACGCTCAAGCGCATGGACGATCGATTGGACCTCGACGAGTTCATTCCGAAAGGCGAACCGACACCGCCAGCACCTCCGCCGCCTGCGCCGCCACAGGTGAAAGTGAACGTATCCCTAACCGGAGTGCTGCCGCCTGGAGACGCTCAGCTGCTCTTGGAGCAGAGTGGGGATCTGGGACCGCAGGGCGACCCCAACGCCGCGCCGGGCGGCCCGCCGGGGCAACCTGCCCCTGCAATTCCAGGCATGCCGACAGATCTCGCACCCGGTGTTAAGATGCCACCCTTGACGCTCGAGCCGCCGAAGCCGGCAGCTGGGGCAGGACCTCCACCAACGAAGTAACGACGAGCAACACCCACCATGGAAAATGAAAATGACGAGACCCCGGAGACCGAAATTGAAGGGACTGACGCCGACACAACTGCGGAACTGGATACAGACAGCTCCGGTGCTGCCGGTAGTCAGGCCGATGACGTATCGGGGGGCGCTGATAGTCTGGGATCCGCCGACGAGGGTCCTAAATCTCTGGCCGAGGCCCTGACCGCAGGTATCGACTCAGTTACCGGTAAGGGTAAAGAGAAAGGCAAGGAAGCGGGCGCAGACGCAAAGGACAGCGAGGGCGCCACCGACAAGGAAGGCGCCGAAAAGAAGAATGCGGCTGATGGCGAAAAGAAAGAGGGCGAAGAAAAGCCCGAGGACAAGACCGGCAAAGACGGTAAACAGCCCGACCATGTGAACGACCCCATTGATGCGCGTTTGGCGCCGCGGACCCAGGAAAGAATCCGCTCTTTGGCCGATGAGGTCAAGACGCTGCGCTCAGTTGCCGAGAACAATGGCGCGATGATTGGCGCGATCATGGATACCGGCGCCACGCCCCAGGAATTCGGTGCGATGGTCGGCTACTTGGGGGCGGTTCACTCTGAGGACCCGGCTCGCCTCGAGGCGGCCTACCAGCTGCTGCAGAGTGAGCTGCAGGGCCTGGCGATTCGCATGGGCAAGCCATTGCCGGAAGTGAACTGGCTCGACGGTCAGCAGGATCTCATTGACGGGATTCGCGCCGGCGCGATGACGCGCGAGACGGCGATTGAGCTTGCCATGCACCGCGCCGGCAAGAAGCGCGCGGATACGATTGCTGCGGCAAGGGCCAAAGAGACACAAGCGGCTCAAAGTACGGAGCAGGAGGCCAAGGCCGCCTCGGCCGAGCTGGATGCCCTTGGCGATGAACTGGCGGCGGCAGACCCACAGTATGCGGCGAAGTATGCAATCATTGTGCCAAAGCTCAAAGCGGAGATGGGGAAACTTCCACCGAAGCAGTGGAAAACGCGGTTCCTCGAGGAATACGCGAAGACCAAGGTAGTTCCGAAAGCTGCACCAGTTGCCGCGGCTCGGCCCGCAGCGCCGGTAATAAATAAGCCGAAGAATCAGCCGCTTCGGCCGTCTACTCCGAGCGGTGGAACTGTCAAGACTCCCGGCTCGGCTTTGGACGCGCTATCGTCAGCCATAGACGGAATGCGGGGCTGATGAGCTGCGGCGGATGTGCCAAACGGCGCGCGTGGCTCAAAGCGCGCGCCGAGCAACTGAAGAGGGCACTTCGTCGTGGAAATTCCAAAAAGCTTCCAACTGATGGGTCATCCGTGGACGGTAGAGCACGTCCACGGAGTGTTTGATGTTGACGGGGATGCCTGCAACGGCGTTTGCTGTTTCGCGACGCTGACGATCAAGGTCAACGTGGATAACCCGCCCTCTCTCGTTCAGCACAGTTTTATGCACGAGGTCATGCACGCAGTCCTGTGGACGCTGGGCCATCAACTGGCAACTGACGAGGGTTTCGTGGACGGCGTTGGCGCCGCTCTGGCGCAAGTGTTAGCATCGGCGGAATGAGCCAATCAATCAAAGATCTCTTCGGACAGTACGACGATCAGCCCATTTTGGTGATTGGCGGTGGTCCATCCGTTCGCCAGGATCTTCCGAAGCTCATCGAGCTAGGAGTCACTCCGCGATGTGTTATATCTGCAAACTCGCACGGTACGCTGCAGAAGCTCTTTCTCGTCGACTATATCGTACATGTCGACAAGCGCCATGCAGGCCTCAAGATATGGATGGTCGATCATTTGAGGCCCTTGGGCGTGCCGCTGATCAGCAAGCATTCTTACGCGGACTTCCGCTTACCAGAGTACAGTTTCGAGGGGAACAGCGGCTTGACGGCTGTGCATGTAGCAGCGACGCTCGGCGGGAACCCAGTCATAGTGACTGGCATCGACATGTGGACGAGCGGACGAGACTACTTCCATGACGCCGACGCAAACGACCGGAAACAGCGCATGCCTCGACCCGCCAGCGGCGCCGTGCGCCCAACTTGGTATGCAGAGCAACGGGCTTTGGAACTACGCAAGAATTGCGGAACGGCTCGCATCCGACCTGTCTCAGGACCGTTCACGCACTTCTTTCCGCAATTCGATCCTGCAGAGCCTCACCGAGCATCCCAACCTACCGATTATCGCCGGCGGCTTGAAACTCTGCCTGTGGCCCAGTATCGCGCCGAACGGGGATACCAGTTTTCTAGCGGTGATCGATGCGCAGAAGGGAATATTGTCAGTCTGTCGAGTGAAGAATCTAAAGGCAAACCCGTAATTCAGGTTTGACACCCGCGACATAATGTGATTTTATGGCCGCGCTAGCCTTCTAGGTCGGTCAGCCGCACTCGCATGCGGTAGGCGCGTAAAAGAGATACCGCGCTGTCTCAAAGGCAAGGAGTTACCTTAACCTTTGGAGACATAATCATGCCTTTTACGACCGAACAGTTGACATATGGCGCCAAAGCCGCCATTGACTACTTCCTCAAAAACGACCCGATTGACAACATCAATACGGTTCGTCCCCTGATCGAGATGCTCGTTGCCGGCAAGAAGGAATACGGCGGCGGCCTGCAGTACGTTGTCGAGCAGCTGCGCTTCAGCAACGATAGCAATTTCCAGTCCTATTTCGGCGACTCCCAGGTCACCTACAACCGCAAGCGGACCCTGAATCAGGCCAAGTACGTCTGGGGCAGCTTCCACGACGGTTTCGGTCTGGACGAAGACGAACTGACTCAGAACGGTATCGTGATGACGGACGACAAGTCCACGACTCCGACCGATGCTGAGAAGGTCCAGTTGACGAACCTGCTCGAAGAGAACATGGAGACCCTGAAGCTGGGCTTCCAAGAGAACTTCGACATCATGCTGCATCGGGACGGCTCGCAGTCCGCGACCGACATCCCCGGCCTCGACGCGCTGATCTCACTGACGCCTGCGGTCGGTACGGTCGGCGGTATCGACCCGTCTCAGTCGGCCAACAGCTGGTGGAGGAACTACGCTGACCTGACCGTAGGCAGCACCGGCAACGGTTTGCTGCTCGCTATGGAAAAGGCCTGGCGTGCCTGTATCCGCGTCGGCGGTCAGGCTCCTGACTTCATCCTGTGCGGTGAAGACTTCATCGATGCCTACCGCACCGCAGCCGGCTCGCCGGGCGGCGCGATTCAGCGGCAGGTGATCGTGGGCGGCTCGGATGGCGTCTCCAAGGGCACCAAGCTCGACGGTGGCGTTGGGTCAGGGGTCAGCACGGGCCTGTACTTCAAGGGCGTCGAGCTGATCTGGGACCCGGTCTTTGACACCATCGATACGCTCGACACTCCAACCGTGACGTGGAAATCCCGTGCTTACTTCATCAACAAGAAGCACCTGAAGCTGCGTCCAATAAAGGGCCACTGGCTCATCTCGCGTCGGCCGCCGCGCGTGTATGACCGGTATGTGCATTACTTCGGTCTGACTGCGAAAGCGGCGCTGACCACCGGCAAGCGGAACGCTCACGCGGTTCTCGCTCTGGCTGGCTAACCCCAAGGGGCTCCGCGAGGAGCCCCGAACTTTCACAGGAGAACAGACATGCGTATTTTGAATTTGACCAGTGTCAGCGTCCCGGCCACGGCTACCTCGGCCCAGGGCACGGCGACGGACTTCTCGGCTTCCACAGCGCGCTCCCCCTTCAACCAGGGCGCTTCCGCTGTGGCAGTCATTCGGGCCGTTGGCGCAGCGAGCGCCACGGCACACCTTCAGGTGAGCACGGACGGCGGCTCGACCTACGCAGACGCAGTTGACGACACGGGGGCCGCGATTGCCCCAGCGTTCGGAACGGCGGTTGCACAGAGTGCCTCGTCCTACTTCAACGTCAAGAGCATCGGACAGCTGATGCGCTTGAACGTTGTCTCGTCCAGCACCGCTGGTGCGGGGGCCATTCAGGCAACGTTGCTCGGAAACTAAACCAACGGCGCCACTTGTTCGCAGGTGGCGCCGGTTCTACCCACAGACCACAGGAGAAACATAATGGGAATTCGATACGTCAAGGCCAAAGTTGTCCGCTCGGAAATGCACACAATTATCCGGGATTTCCCGGAGTGGGAGATTCCGATTCTCGAGGCAATGCACCAGAGCGTCGAGCGCTTGGGCGAGATCGTGGTGAATCGCGATGCGCCGAGTGCAGAAGAGGAATTTGACCGTCTCGAGCGCCGGTATGGGCGCTCCGAGAATGAAGATGGTTCGCGCGGGATCGCGTACGTCGCGACGATTTACGGCCAGCACGGCGGAGGGCGTGTCGCTCTGCGCCGGGAGATTGAGAAAGCGACAACGGCGGATGCGCCAGTCGACGGCAGTGATTTGCTGGGTTTGGCGACCGCATAGGTTTCTGTGGTGGGTGAGTGCTCGCCGGGGAGATGATTCCCCGGCACTTTTTAGGAGCAGACGCAATGCCGGCACGATATGAAGCTATCCGTGATTCGCTCGTTGCCAAGGGCGAGTCTTTGAAGGCGGCGAAGACGAGCGCAGCAAAGATTTTCAACGCAACACGGAAATCCGGTGTCGCTCCAGTCACGCGCGGCGGCGACCTGGGTAAAGCCTTGACAGGACGCAAATGAGTAATTCAGCCCTTATCACTCCGTTCACGGGGACCTCTGCCGGTGTAGATACTGGCGTTGTAAGCGTACAGGGCACTGTAGATAGCGGAAGCCTGCTTCCAATTGGAACAGCCACCGCCTGGAGCGCAATCGGAAACGACGCTGGAAATTTCGCGCTCGCCGTTGATGCGGTTGTTACTCAAAACACTATCGCCAGACTGGTTGTTGTAGATACCGAACTGCTACCAGCTGATGCTACATTCTCAGTAGTCGGCAGCGTTTCAACGTGGACGTGGACGGGGAAACTTGCGATCTACAACACGCTAAACATCGGCGATCCAACCAACATTAGCGTTGACCTTGGAGCTACGGTGACTCTGGCTACGCCCACGGTCATTGATGGTTCGGGCATTCTGCTGGAATGGACGACGGCGAACCTGGGAAGCTTAACGATAGAATCGTTCGACGTGTTTCGTGACGGTGCGAACATTGGGACTGTCGAAGGAGATGTTTTAGTCTTCTCCGATCAGACAAACAGCTTCGAAACGGAGTTCACATACTTCATTCGAATGCATCTCAGCGATGGGTCTACGGTTGATTCAAACACGCGAACGGTGACAACCGGCTGCGAGACGGCCGGGTTTAACTGCGCATGCGAAACCGTCTCGTCATACGCCACGCTCGGACAACTCAAGGTGCGGATGGCGTTGCAGTGCGGTTACGCGGCGATGGCCTCGAACCTGCCAGCAGGCCAGGCGGCAGAATTCGCTGAGTACCTATACTCAGCGCAAAAACAGCTCTACTACAAATTTCGAGCCCAGCGCACAGAGCGATTTTTCAAATGGACAATGGTCCCCGGCCAACGTTACTACGGCCTGGCGGACAGCGAGGATTGCTGTAATTTGAAACTCGACCCATTGGCCATAACCTGGGTCGGCTTTGAAGACCTCAACCGCGCATGGTATCGCCTGGTGGAAGGCATCGACCCTGTTTATTACACTCGCGCAAACATCAACTTCGGCTGGCCAACGCGGTATGAGATTCGCTCATGTATCGAAGTATTCCCGGCCCCGCAGGCGGCGTACACCCTATGGATTAAAGGCGATATCGGATTGGCTCCATTCACCTTGGATGGTGAAGGCGATGACCGGACGACATTCGACGATGAAGCAGTGCTTCTCTTCGCAATCGCCAACTGGAAGTCGGCGAAAGGGCGCCAGGATGCCGAGCGTTGCATGGCCCAGGCGACGCAGCGAATCCAAGATTTGACGGCGCGAAAACACGGAACCTACCGCTATGTTCCGAGCACGTACGTTCAGAATCCGGCCACTCCGCCGCGGTTCCTGCCGCTAGGAAGTCAGCAAGCGTGACGGCCCCGATCCCACTGACTGTAATCCAGGGCGGCATCACGCGGCTACGCACGAAGGGCGCAGCGCTGCGCAACTCGCTCTATGATCTGGTGAATGCTTATGTCACAGCGGGTAAAACGATTGTCGTTCGACCTGGGACATATCGCCGACAGACGTTGACGGGAACAAAAGGGCTCGTTGCTTTTGGAGGCGATTTCCACGTCTTCAGCGATACCACGGTTACTGTCCCAACAGGGTACGAAGACCATGTGCTGAGCAATCCCCAGAACCGAGCCTCGACGATTACGCGCATTCATTTCGCAGCGCCGTACCTCGGTTTTTTATATGTGGTGGCAGAATTCAGCGACGGAACAGTGCAGCACTTCTGGCTGCAGGACGGCGGCACGTGGACGGCGAATACTGTTGAATTTCTTGGCACTTACATCCTACCGACTGTCGACAACGGTTTTGCCTTTGCCGCGACCCGTCTTGAACCTCCGCACCCTCTCTGGCAACCGAATGTCGTTGTAGCCGTGAACGATATTTTTGAGCCCACGGTTTATAACGGCTACATGTTCAAAGCCATCGCCGTACTTGGAGACTCACCTCACACTGGGGCAACGGAACCGGTATGGCCTGCTGTTGAGAATGCGCAGATTCAGGAATTCGGCGATTTTGATACGTCGAGCGCGGCTAGTACAAGTGCATCGAGCGCCACGCCAATACCGGGGCGAACGATTACAGATCGATACGGAAATGCGGGCGTTTTCACTTCGAACTTGAATGCACCTACGACAACCGCCCCACCTCCGACGGCAGATTCGACGATTACAACTTGGGCGGCAGGAACGTTCTATCAGAAAGGCGCAGTAGTTAGGCCTGGAACGGGGCAGGGCGCGTTTATCAACGCCATTCCGAACGGAGACTTCGAGGCCGGCGACACAGGATTTGATTACTCCTCATCGCCTTCAGGCGATCCGAACGTCTCGATCATTATCGACCCGACGCACGCCTATCAAGGCTCGCACGTCATGCAAGCTACGCTCAATCACCAGACGAGCACGGCCAGCATGCAGACATTCGGCACCGTGACGGCGGGGCAGAGCGTCACTGCAAAGTGCCAAGTGAATCCAAACAACAGCGGCGCCAATTTGGCGATCCATTTGAACTTGGCGTGGTATGACAGCGGCTCGACGTTGATAAGCCGGACCTCTGGAGCATCGCAACAGGGTTCTGGATATCGGGAAGCGAGTGTGACCGGCAACGCGCCCGCCAATGCGACGAAAGTGAAAGCAGAGATCGTATTTGCCACCGGGACCAATCCGCCGGGCTTTGGCTATGCGGATCTACTGTCTTGGGACTTGGAGACCCCCGCATCGGTTTCGCAATTCCTGTTTGAAGCGATCCAAGCATCTGTCGGAACGTCGGGTAGTACGGAACCAATCTGGCCGGCGGTTGAAGGCGGCACGGTAGTAGACAATACCGTTACCTGGGAAGCGATTGGAACATCCATCATAACTTGGGAAGCGCTGCCCATCATGAAGACGGGTAGCACGGAGCCGACTTGGCCGACCACGGTCGGTAACACCGTGGCGGACGGCAACATGACATGGACGTGCGCAGACCGCAGCGTGGCTGAAGCTCCGCATAGTAAGGTAGTTGCCATCGCCGCGAGCAAGGTGTTTGCCGCGGATGACGACATAATTCGGTTCTGCGCGACAACCAACTGCCTCGACTGGACGAGTGACAATGACGCAGGTTTCATCCCCTTCGGCCTCAACACATACGGTTCGCAACCGTGCGAGATGCTCGGTCTCTATCGGTCCAATCTTGCCGCGTTCAACAGTCTGGGTTACCAAGTCTGGCAGGTTGATGAGGATCCGGCGAACATGGCGCTGCTGGATGCCTCACCTGTGGGCTCTCACTATCCGAAGGCGGGCCAGCCGTGCCAAAACGATTTTGTCTTTCTGACCCAAGTTGGCATCCGATCGCTCGGCATCGCTGGGGCAAGCACAAACCTCCAGGCGGGCCAATTCGGCAAACAAGTTGATCCACTGGTAAAAGCCGCGATCAAGGCCGGCTCCGAGCCGCGTGGGCTGTTCTATCCCGGCACCGGGCAATACATGCTTTTCTTTGGACCACAGGCATTTGTCCTGACGCTCAATGGCGGTCAAGCTGACATGAGCTGGTCTCGGTATGTGTTCCCAGAGAACATGATCGACTGGACTGTGCAGAACGGAGTCCTTTTTCTGCGCACGGAGAACGACCACGTGTGGGAGTTCAGTGAGGACGCACTCTACGATGACATCGTAGACATCAACACGCATGTGACCTTCACGGGCCAGATTGTCTGGCCATTCCTCGACTTCGGCGTCGTGGGGTTAGACAAGACGCTCGATGGTCTCGACATAGTGTGTACGGGCGCCGTAACGATCGCAGTTGGCTTTGATCAAACGAACTCTTCCCTACAAACGATCGGGATAACGGTAAATGGCGACACGCTGCCAGAAGTGGGTATGATCCCCATCCCCCTCACGGCGCCGTCCCTGCAGATTTCCCTGACATTCAGTGCGGGCCAGGCCTGGGAGTGGGAAGCCACCAACGTTTACATAACGCAGGATCCGAACGTATGACATATTTACGCGGCGCTTCTTTGCTCGACATTCTGGGCGTATACGACGGGGTTTGCCAGGATGAGCGGGATGAAATTGCCGCAGTCGGGCATTCAATCGACCCTAGCGAAGTGGCGGCCACATTATGGAAAGGTGCGGTGCGCTACACAATTGCGGACGGGGACACGCATCAGGCGTTGGCGATTCTTGGCGGGTATCCCATAGTTTCCGGCGTTTGGCGGCTGTATATGCTCTGTAGATCGGATGCTTGGGAGCGTTCTGGCAAGGAGATTTCACTACTTACCGGGCACACGCTAGCGGAGAGTTTTAAAGCTCTCGGCGCGACGCGCTTCGAAGTCCTGTGCCTCAGCCGGCGGTTGCTGGCTCAGCGATGGTATGTCAAACTGGGTTTTGTCAAAGAGACCGATCTGGCGGGGTACGGCGCCGAGCCGTTTTCGATGTACGTCTACACTGGGGAAAAAACATAATGTGTTTCGGTGGCACGGGAAATGCAGCCGCAGCTGCTCAGGCGCAAGAGGCGCAGCGTGCCGCCCAGATTGCACAGAACGTTCAGAACATCAATTCGGCGTTCGCGAACCGCGGAGCGCAATATGACCAGTACAAAAGCGCCCTTGAGGGGCAGTATCAGACGGAACTCAATCGACAACAGGCTATTGCGGGCCGGAACAATAAGTTCGCCCTCGCTCGATCTGGCCTCACCGGAGGCTCGGCGGCTGTTGATGCTGGGAAACTCCTCAGTCAAGACATGCAGCGGGGCACCCTCAACGCCCAGCAGCAAGTCCAAGGCTCCGTAGCGAAGCTCCAGGCGGCCGACGAGACGACGCGACAGCAAGAGATCAGCTTGGCGCAGGGCGGCGGCGACATCGGCGACGCGGCTATTCAGACCGCCAACGGCCTGCGCGCCAATATTGGGAACGCCCAAGCAACCAATGCCGCGCAAGGCCTCGGAAACGTGTTTGGGGATGTGGCGACGAACTATACGAATATGAACACAGCGGCGGCCCTTCGCCGCGGGGTCTACGCTGGCTCGGCGCGGGCAGCGCTGTATGGCGCTCCTGCAGGCAGCCTGGGCAGTCTTGGCGGCAGCGGTGGGTCGACGCCGGGGAGTTTGGGATGAGTGAGATCATGCAGCGTCTCGACCTCACGTGGCCAGAGAAGCTTGGCGCCCTGGCGTATCTCTACCGTCAGAAGGGGCTCGGTGAAGCGGACATGCCCGTATCGCATCGCTTTACGCCGGGCTGGTACATTCGAGAAATGTTCGTTCCACGTGGAACGTACTTCATCGGCCGCGCCCACAAACTGGGGCATCGCGTCACGCTCGATTCTGGCCGCATTCGACTTATTTCGGAAGACATGCAGAGTTTCGTCGAGGCGCCGTTTGAGGTTATGACAGTGCCGTACTTTCAGACGGTATTCGAAGCACTGACGGATGTCTACGGTTCGACATATCATCCGAACCCGACGAATTCACGGAACATTGACGAGCTGGAAGATTCCATATTCCACCCTGCGGAAGATGTATTCCGTATCGGCGCGGGAGTAGTTGAGCGATTCAAGGAGTTGACAGTATGAGCGGCTACGCCCTTGGCACTGGAGCGCTTGTTGCGGGCGCAGCTTCCGCTGCAGGTGCAGGCGTCAATGCATATGCACAGAATCAGGCCTTGCGCCGGCAGGATCGAATCGCGGCCGACAGCATCAAACAGCAGGGGCAAAACCGCGAGCAGGCGAATCAGATCGTCCAGAGGACAATCAAAGATACGGCCACGCAGCAAACAGAAAACCTGGCGGCCAATAAGCAGAAACAGCAGGCGCAATACCTCGAGGCGTTGCGCCGCGCTGCACCGACGCAAAATGCATCTCAGCCGAATGTGGCCGGCGCCAGCAAAGCGTATGCAGACGCTGCGGCGAGCGCGCAGCAGAGCGACACGCAATTTGGACGTACCTTGGCTGATCAGATGTCGACGACGGATGCGCCACAGCTCACGCAGTTGCAGAACAATCTGCAGCTCGGCGGCGCCTCGAGCGAACTGGGGTTGATCAGTGACACTTCGAGCCGTCAGGCGAATCTTGCACGATTGCAGGAGCAGGCAGTTCGCGCAAATCCGTGGCTCAGCGCGGCGGGCGACTTCCTTAGCGGTGCCGGGCAAGGGTACGGCCCCAGCCTGGGCGGCGGGGCGAGCAAGTATGGTAAGATTCCGAAAAGCGGAGCGGGCGTCTACGCCGATAACGGTTTGGGCAGTCTCGCCGGGACGGTGGCGTAATGGCAAGCGGTTTTCATCAGCTCGGAGCGGCGTTGACTGGCGGCGGAGTGCTGCCGGCTGCCGTGGCAGAAGCGCAGGGCGAATCTCTCGGCGCCAATACTCAAGCGGCCATTGCTTTGGCGCAAGAGCGCCTGGCGAAAAATGAGGCGCTGCGTAACATTGGCAATGCAACATCAGTGTTTGCTGCAGCCCCGGATGCAAGCCCGGAAGGCCAGTCGAAGCTCGGCCAGGCGTTGGCCCTCGCGGCGCAGGCCGGCGTAAAACCAGAAGAGTTCACAGCGGGCGTTCACGGAAACCAGCTCAACAGCTCGTATAATACAATCGTAAACCCGGCGACTCCCGATGCGATTGTGGCGCGGCATCTCGCGGCCGAGGGTAAAGAAACGGGCATCATTCGGCCGACGGCGGCCGGCGAAGCTGCGACCAACATCCTGCATCCAGAGCAAGGCGTCACAACCACACCCCTGGGGCAAGCACTCATTCCGGCGAAAGCCGGCTTGATGCAGGCACAAGCCGACGCCGCGCACGGCACCGCCAATCTGCACAACGCGCAGGCCGAAATGCCCGGCGGCGGTAAGGGGCCGACTCCGTACCAGTGGGCGACGAACCCAGACGGCAGTCCAAAATTAGACGAAAACGGGAACCGCGTCGCGACATTCACAACGGGCGGCCCGAAAGACCCCAACTCGCCGCAGCCCATGGGCGCGGTGACATCGCGCTACTTCCAGAACTCCATGAACGCCGGTCTTCAGGGTGCGACCGCCCTGGCGAATATCGTACGCGCTCCGAGCAACTCAACGGCCGGCCTATTCGCAGATCTGAAGGCAGGTCACACGCCGGTCGAGGCATTGGTTCGCAACGCGGCGACGGCCGTTACGCCGGAAGAGGACAAAAACCTCAACACCATGTTGAGCGGCTTGTCGCAGAATCTCGCAATTGTCGACAACTCAGGGCGCGTTGCGAATCAGGCCTACGTTGACTCCATGGAGCGCGTGAAACTGCTTCCTGGCGACACAGTTGCGAATCGTTTCATGAAATTGGCAGAGGCTCGCCAAGTGCTGGAAAACGGCTTGCAGTCGTGGGACGATACAGCTTCGCTCAATGCAACTCAGAAAGCTGCGTTGCACCGGAACCTCCAGGCAATCCAGACGGCTATCCCGTTCACGGTGGAAGATGTTCAGAGCGCGCTTGCGAAGACAAAAGCACCGGAACCGACCATCGCCGACAAATTTCGCTCGTTCCTCGGGCTTCCAGCAGGCGGCGCAGCGCCGGGTGCGTCAGGGGCAACTACGCCCGCTCCTGCCGGCGCTGCGCCAACTACCCCCGTTGCTACGGCGGGGACGCCCGCCATGTCATTCAAAGATGAGGCGCAGTTCAATGAGGCCGTGGCGCGCGGCAAGGTGCCGAATGGAACCCGCGTCAGCGTGGGTGGCCGGACAGCCACTTGGACGGAAGAGTAATGCCGCTCTCGTATGACGATGACAACCTGCCCGCGATCGAGCCGGGGGCCCCGGCTGCTCCGCCTGTCGCGGCGCCGGCCAAGCGCGGCAAACTCGTATTCGATGCCGCACCGGCTGCCGCTCCGACGACACTGCTCAATAACCCGGTTGTGGGCGGTGCTGAGGACCTGTACCACCATGTAACAGGCGCCCTGGCCCAGATACCCGCCACAGTGGCGGGCGGTGTTGCGGGCTTGGCACAGACGCTGGGGGCGCCTGTCAACGCCGAAGATGTCCGCCGGAAAACACAAGAGACGTTCACGGCTCAGCCCTACACGGAAAGTGGGAAGGCGGGGCTTGCGAAAGAGGCGGAGATCCTGAAACCGGTCGGCGAGGTAGTGAATGCGGGCCTGGAGAAGACCGGCGCCGCTCGCCCATACATCGAAGCGGCAGGCCGCGGCGCCAGCGCAGCGCTGGCAGCGGCACCGTTTGCGGAGCCCGCCGCAGCGGCGCTCGAATCGGTCGGAAGTAAGCTTACTTCGACCGGCCTCGAGGCGCCGAAGTCTCCTGCCCTAGTGGAAGGCGCCGCCAAGCCGAGCACGGCGACGCCCTTGGAGACGGCGCGCGGTGCAGGCTACCAAGCCCCGCCCTCAGTTGTGAAGGCGTCGAACCCGTCTGAAAGCGTTCCTGGCACAACGCGGGAGTCTATTGTTGGACCTACTGCGATCCGGGGCGACGCGAACGAGGCGAATCAGATCGTCACGACGAAGCTGGCTGGCAAGGAAATTGGTCTGCCGAATGCGACGAAAATCTCGGCGGACGACGCCGCGGCTTTCCGCGCCAAAGGGCCAGGCCCGAAGTACGACACTGTTGCAGAGAAGCTCGGCTATATGCCGCCGGACACGGCAGCGGCGAATGAGTTGAGCGCATTGGTTGAAGATCAAAATCCGGCTACCGCTCTGGCGCCGAAAGCGCGAACCAACGTCGACCGGATTGTGAACAAGATCGGAAGCGGCAGCTACACCGGAAAAGACTGGATCAAAGACGTCAGCTGGCTTCGTGAGAATGGGGCGCGCAGCGCGGCGGACTCCCTCGAGGACATGGCCGAGCGTCATTTGACCGCACAGGGCGACACGCAGACTTTGGCGCTACACCGAGGCGCGCGCACAGATTTTGCCAAGTCCTACGACATCCAGAATGCAATCGGCCGCGGGGGGCAGATAGACGCCCAGCAGCTCCGGGCACTCGACGACAAGTATCCGGGGCTGCTAACCGGCAACCTGAAGGTGATCGCAACGGCGGCGCGCGAACTCCCCGAAGTGACGAAACTACCCGGCGCCGACACCGGACCAGGCGTACACACAAAGCTGCAAGCTGTCCACAATTTCATCGGTGCGGGCATCAAAAAGCTGCCCGGCATGAACCCCATGTCGGAGGCTTTCCAGAACGCCAAGTTTGGCCGGGAGATGACCCCGACCGAACAAAGCTACGTGCCGTCGTTCGGCCGCCGCGCGCAGGAGCCGCCGCTTAGCGAGAGACCGCCGGACCCAACGGGCGGCCTTACTCTGGCGACGGACAACGGCCCGATTACGCCGCCACGAGCCGACAGAGGCGGCATTCCATTGGCCGACGTGCTTAGCACGGGAGTCGAGAAGCCCGCGCCGCTGGGTCTGTCGCTGTCTCCTATGGGGGCCTCTGCGCCGCAGGGTATCCCGTTTCGCGTCGATCCAGCGCACATGGCCGGTGACCTCGCGCTCGCCGAGGAGCCGCCGCGTCGTCTTGGTGAAGCATTGAGCGACGTTGCGGCTGTGCGCAGCCAGGGCGTGCCGGAAGGCATCGCGGCGCGCACGGCTGCCCCCGCGCCAGCTATCCCGCGAAGCGATACGGTCGACATCGAGCCGCGCCAATCGCTTGGCATGGCCCTGGCGCCGGGCCGTGCGTACAAGCCAGGGCAGCGCGAGATGTTCGGCAAAGATCGCGGCGCGGTTGCGAAGCGTTCAAAGCCGAAGGCCAAAGACAGTGGCGATTAACAACAAAATCAAGGTTCCCGTCGTCGGGAGCCAAAATCGCAGTGTTCTGTTAAACCCGCAGGCGACCGAAGGCGCCACGTTCGGGACGGATCTGTTTTTCAGCGATGGCAAGACCGTTGTTACTTTACAGAATCTTGCGGCTGCGCTCGGTGTAACAAAGCAGAGCGCTCAGCCCACTGTTCTCTGGAATCAGCTCGCAGCCATCCCGCCGAACGTCATTCAAGTAGCGAATCTCAGCACCGCTGGAATTGTGCGGCGTCTGCCTGACGGGACATGGATCACTCAACCTCCAACCGACTTCACCAGCCGGCCGGGACCACCTGGCCGCGCTGGTCGACGCGGGCCGCCGGGAATACCCGGAGCACCTGGCGCAAATGGTACAGCTGGCAGTCGCGGCGCCGATGGCATCAGCATCTTGCGTCCTGGCCCTCGAGGCAAGCAAGGCTTCCGGGGGCCACAGGGGGAACGCGGCGCTACTGGGGCGCAAGGCCCTGCCGGCACAGCGTCGACGGCGAGCGGCTTTCCGGGGTATCGCCAAGCTCGCCCACGGCCGCGCGTGCTGCCGCCTCTGGATAACAGTGCAACTCCTACATGGAGCCGCCAGCATCGGTTTGCATATTCCGAGGGGACCGCGATCCTCATCGGGACCAACGTAGTCAACGCTAACCCGCTCGGCGGCACGGATGCGCCGCATCTGTTCGATTTGGTGAATGACAACACCGCAAATCAAGTATTTCGGATGAGTTCATACGGAGCCGCTGGAAGTATTTTTCAGAACAACTTTCATTGTTTCCGCGCCAACGGCACATTGGCAGCCCCAACAGCAACACTGTCAGGCGACATATTTTGGTCGATGGGCTCGAGAGGATACGGCACAACTGGGCCAACTAACAGCGCCGCTGACTTCTCGATCGCTGCGACAGAGAATTTCAGCGACACAGCGAACGGGATAAAGTTCACATTCGCAGCTTGCCCGAAAGGGTCGGTTACGCGCCAAGATATTTTGAACCTGAGTTCAAACGGCTCTGTGTTTGCATCAGAAGTGCAATTCACATTCGCTGGCGGTGCGGGGTCTACTGACCTGTTACGAAACTCAGTGCTGCTCTCGTCTACTCTCCCTATTCTGTCGTTCAAAGCGACAGGCTCCGCAGCCGATGCAAAGTACTGGGAACAGTTGGCATCCGGGAATGTGTTCGTCATACAGACAATTTCCGACGACCTCTCTACTACATCGAATCATGCACTCCAATTCACGCGCTCCGGTGCTGCACTGACCGACGTCGCTCTTGGCAACGCGACTAACAACAATTCATTTACGTTCCTGGGAACTGGCGCCAGCACGTTCACTGGAAAAGTGAACGTGAACGGAGATGCAAACGCCCTTATCGTTAAAAACAGCACTCCAACTGCGGTCGTCCAATTGAGTACGGTACTCGGGTGGGTGGGCTCGGGTAGCACGACTGATGCCGCAATCGGCGCCAACGGCACGCTTAACATATATGCAACCGGCTCTGGCGGCCCCAGCATGGCGATCACCTCGAGCACCATCAAGTTTCTAATCAGCAACGTGGAAGCATTTACGGTCAACGCAACTCCCACTACGGGCACCCAAAATCCATCAGGCTTCACGAACAATAAGCCGGGCAGCACTAGCGGCGGCCCAGCTTCCTGGCTGGGCGTGACGGTCGGTGGAACGCAACGCTGGATACCCCTTTACCCCAACTGAGTACTACATAATGAACTCGAAAGAATTTGCCAATGCGCTTTTACAGATGGTGGAGCACATCACCATTCCGGCCCGACGCGACCAGATCAAGGCCGTTTCGGACATCTACGAATTGCTTGACGGCTTGGCCTCAGGTGATCTTACAATAGTCCCAACGGAGGCGGATGCTAGCCCGCCGCAGGAATAGTTATGGAAAATCGCCTATTCAAAGTGAACAGCGCCGTTTCGACGAGCGTCACGAACCTCGTGAACGCCGCCATTACGTCGCTTTCCGGCCCCGTCGGCGTCACGCTGACGCAGCCTCGGGCCATCCTTCGCCATCTACGCGTCGTGAACAAATCGACCAGTGCGGTTACCTGCTCGTTTTGGATTGGCGCGACTGGCGCCAGCGCAGCGGGCACTGAGTTCGCCTTTGCCGGCGAGTCGATCCCGGCGAACAGCCATGCGGACTGGTATGGCGAAGAGGAACTCGACTCTACGGACTTCTTGACGGGTTCCGCCGGCGGCGCGACGTCGATCACCATGAACGCTGAACTCGAGATCGGGTTCGCATAATGGGGCTCGGCGAGCTGCAAGACCTCCTACTGAGCCGCGGCTGGATTGCAGCCGCGGCCCTTGCCGGCATCATCTGGCGCAAGCATGAAGCTCGCGATGAGGCTACAGCTTCGAGGGTGGCCGCACTTGCGGGAACCGTGGCCACGCGGGAGGAGTTGGTCCGTCTGCATGCAAGGCTCGATCAGCAAGATTCCACGGCGTCTGCGAATCATCGCGCCGTGATGGACCACTTGCTGCAGCTTGCGCAGTCGCGTGGAGCGCCCGCGCCAGGCCGTCAGCGCCCGCCGGGAGCGGATACGTAAGGTCAGCCCCGACAGCGGCTTTGTGCTGATATTGTTCCGGCTTCGGCGTCCAGTGGACCGTCTGGTCACGCTGGTCTTGCTCCACGTCGAGCTGCAACTGCGCCATTAGCCGCCAGACTGCCTTGGCGAGATGGTAGCCACCATCTGAGTCCACGCGCTGGCCGGTGCCGTAGTCAAACACGTGATTGAACGCTGCATTCATCTGGTCGGTGGACTTACCGCGCGCCCAGTGTAGCGGCTCGCCGGGATTGTGTTGTTCATTGCCGAGCCGCGCAATGCGGACGACCTCGAGCCAGGCATCCGGGAAATAGTTGAACATGAACGTGTAGAGCTGGAGCTGCTTACGCTCCTTGGGGTCAGTGGGTAGTTTCATTTTGTGTTTCCAAACTTGAGGCCATTGAACCAACGCCGCAGCACATAGCTGCGTGCTAGAGAGATTACGGTGTAGATGCACCCCATATAGAAGTTGTTGAGCGGCGATATGTGCATCCCAAACAGTGGGAAAATACAGAGATTCGCCACGTAGTTTATACTGAACCCGACGGCAATATTTGCCCAGGCTTCCGCTATAGACCCAAGTTTTGTTTGTGCCAAGTGGGTAAGTGCTCGCTGTTAGGGGATCGTATAGCCCCGCGCCACCTGCCCCTTTTCTCGGTGGTACGTGATGCTCATAGCCTGGCGCTTAGAAATCCAACCGCCGCGAGTAGCGTAGGCGTCGGGAGCCGCAAGTGTAGGATGTTGTAGGACAGTGAGTCCTGGGTGTTCCTGCTCGTCGATACAGTGATAATGTCCGGTATGCACGTGACGGTTTGTCGTACGGCCCCAAACTTCGGGAAACCGGGCTGCGAACAGCAAGGGCAGTTTCTCTTTCTTGGCGAGGTGGCCATGGTGGAACCCCAACATGTTGATGCCCCACTCTTTCACGACGTACGGCGTGGGGCTGGTTTCGATGTGTACGCGCGGGTTTTCCTCGAAGAGGATCGCGAACATTTCACGCTGCCACACGCTGCCGGCCGGATCGTGGTTGCCTTCGTTGAGCAGTACCCATACTGACTCGTGCTTGGTCAGCATGTACTGAATCACGCGCCGGATGATGCGGATGGCGACCTTGACGACCTTCTGATATCGGCTGTCAGCATCGAGGATATGCCCGTGCTCGGCCGTAACTGGCTTCATGCTGTCGAAGTGCAGGAAGTCGCCAAGCTGGTTGAGCAGTCCGACAGTGCTGGCCGGCGCAGTGTCAATCATCTGGAATAGTGCCTTAGTGAGACACTCTTCCGCGATAGCCAGGTCCCACGGCTCCCCGGTCTCCAGGCCCCAGGCCAACATGCCAACGTGACAGTCAGTCATGGTGTAGAGCGTCAGGAGATCCGCATCGAGATATCCCAAAGGGGCCGGGATTGTGGGATAGGGTTCCAGAGCCTCCAGCGCAGCTTCAATAGCGGCGTCCAGGGCAGTTTTGACTTTGCTGGTGTCGACTGCCGTCTTGATCCACTGGGCGCGAGTCTTGCCTTGCTCGTCGACCAGCGTTGATAGCCCCTTGACGATGTGCCCTTCTGGCACCGTCTCGGTATGGGTCCCCTCGAGGCGACTGCCGACCCATTGCCCGGTTACATTGCCTTCACCATCATACCCGGTGCTGATCTGACGGACCTCGAAACCCTCTGGCGTATCGGGCTGGATGGGGCGCTCACCGGGTTCCTTTAGCCTGTTCTGTGCATTTCGCAACTTCGCTTGACGCAGTCGGTGCTGAAACGTAGGCCGACTGATTCCGAGAATTTCAGCGCATTTGTGTTGACTTCCATGGATCTCATACAGTGATAGCGCTTCTTGTAGCTCGTCATCTGTCAACATATGAGCAGGCATCAGTTAGTCACCTTGCATGCGCCGATGTCGACGCAGGATTTCAGAAGGTTCTGGAGGAAAACTACTTGGGCGTCGCTGTCTCGGCCGATTTTGTCGAGTTCGGGGCCAATGTCGCGCGAACGCTCGACTGAGCTTTCGGCGGCTGGAAGGCCTGCTGGGGGATCGCTTGCTGCACACACTGCTGCAGCTGCGGCCTCGGAGTCGAGCACGAGCAAGTGAGGGCTGTCAGGAATAATAGCGTTGATCGTCGAAACATATCTCACCTCAGCAGTTGTTGCATTCGTTCGTCCCGCTGCCGTGCGAGCTGTAGCAAGTGCCGCTTGAGCTGTTGCAGCTTTCGCCTGCGCTGCCGCAACTTGTGCTGCGCCCACAGCACGCTCATGCCGAGTGTACAGACCAAAAGCAACCAGACATGCAAGAATAGCAGCTCCATACAGTTTGTCCTTTGTTGGGATGCGCGCCCAGAGGGCGGCGATTGCGACGAGCGCAGTCATGACTTGTGAACAAACACGGCGGTGCCAGGTTTTCGTTCGTAACGGTGCATTGGAACGTCCTTTACGGGAGTTGCCATTGCCTGTTCAAGTGTTAACGGGATCGCTACCGGCGACAGTGCGCGGGCGTGGTACGCGTACTGATTCGCCGGTACGCAACGGACATGACCGTTAAGTGGACCACCGAAAAACACACATGTGAGGGGTTCATCGCTCATTTATCCATTAACCTCATACAGTAGAGCCAACTATTAGCTTGTCGACATTCCCGCCAAATAGAAATTTCGCAGGATGCAACGCCGACGAGGGTTAGCAGAATTAGGAGCCCTACGGCAGCCGTTTTCACTTCTGCGCGTCCCGTGTCGCCACGATGTTGGCGGCCTTGTAGAACCCTGCCGCGAACGTCACGGCTGTGACCCAATATCCTCCAGCGAGCGAGCCGCGGGCACAAAGCCATGTGGCCAGGCCGATGACGAGGAGGCATACAGCAAACTTCCGGCCACCGATGGGGGATAGGAGCCCGTCAGAAAATAATCGCGCAACCGGTCTGCTCTCGTCGCATGTACTTCCCCGTACCACTTCGAGTCCTTCAGCTCGGCGGAGACGCATTTCCAGTCCTGACGGCGAATCGCACTCCTCGTATCCTTGAAGTCCAGCCATGTTTTGCAACCCATGTTGAAGACCAACTCAACTAGCGCGTTGGTCCGTGCGCGTGTATCCAGTGCCGACCATTCGGGGAGCTTCTGCGCGTGGTTCCAGGCGTCGAGGATGTCCGCCTGTAGAGCGCTGTCCGCCATATCCTGAGTCCACGTGTACCCTTTCCAGGCGCCATGATCCTGATTCGGCAACTTGTGCCCCCAGCCGATGGTCCAGAACCCCTTGGTGTCCTTGTACGCGGTGAGTTTCAACCGCTCTGCCTGCTGGATATCCCGCCGCAGGATCGGATCAAGCATCAAGCTCAGTACTCTTCGGAGCCTGGCGCCGGGGCGCCTTTTACAGCCTCATCAACTGCCTCGTCGAGCCCCATGCGCTTTCCACCGCTGTTTACGGTCGGCTCTTTGGCGCCGAAATGCGCAGCCAGCTCGTCGTGAAGCATCTTCATGACGCTGCGGTTGTCGGTGCGGACTGGCTTGTCGCCAGTGCGGTCTATGGTCACGCCTTCCGGCATCTGATCAGACATTTACAGCCCCTAGTAGGTCGGAAAAATCGGTATCCTCGGAGGTTTCATCTTCCCCCGCGGCGCCTCGAATTGCAACAGGAACAGCGGCACTCAGCGCACCCAGCGGGCGAATTGCCGTTTCGCGATGCGATGCCCAGGCATAGCATGTCTGCGTCTCCCAGAAACTCTGGTTGCGCCAGCAGTAGAGGACCTTGGTGCCAGTGCTCTTGCGCGTGGCGTTGAACGGGGCGCGGGTGAGCAGCGTTCCTACTCGCTTTCGGGACAGCTCCGCGTTCATGCTGCGCAGGACCATCTGCACATCCTCGAGCGCGAAGACATCCCGGTCAAACGGTGTCGTACCGTCCACCATGGCCTCAGCGATTTTCGTCTCCCACTGACCGTAGCCAAAACTCACCATGGAGCGCTTTTCAGCGGTCGACGGCGGCAGTGCTGTTGGAGAAAAGCCGGTTAGGTTCTCTTGCTGAATGAGCCAACGAACAACGCCGGGAGCCCGCGGAGTATCTAGGAAGTCTTTGAATAGTCCGCTTTTCTCCGCCTCCGTCATGGCGTGCTCCACGACGTGCCCGACGCCCCAGCGTCGGTCGCTATTGTCCAACTGCATTGTGTCGCGGAAGTTGGATGAGGCGCCAAGCTGCACCCGGTTGTAGATCTTGTAGACGTCGAGCCCCTTGAACTCGACGGGGATCGTTTTGCTAGTGATCCAGGGCTTCATTTTGTTCGCAATGGCGATACGATCCATGCGTGGACCGTCCGTCTTCAGCTCCTCTATCGTCACCCACCACGTGCGCGCCAGGTAGGAGTTGAACGTTTTGGCGAGCTGTTCGGATGAGATCTCATTGACCCACTTCTCGCCCAGGAGCAGCTGGGGAATTGTCTGCATCCACGTGGTTTTCCCGGTGCCCTGCGTATCCGAAACCAGCAGCGGAGCGCTCTGAATCTTTACACCGGGCTTGGCGACCATGTGCGCGAAAAAGCGCATCAACCAGCTGCGAAAAGTATCGTCCTCGATCCGCGAGCAGAGGAACGCCCAGGCGTCCAGTTCATGCGGCTTTGGGCGCAGCGGCTCAACCTGCACAGGAGAGTACTCGTTGTACATCCTATTGCCGTCCTCCTCGACGAAGATTCGGCCGGCGCCGGGATGGAAGCCGATCCCGTTCACCTTTTCGATGCGCCGGCTCTGCTTCACGCATTTGCGCGGATCTTCGACTACCGTCTGCGTCCGCTTGCTACCGTCTTTCGCCGTCACAGTCACTTCACGGATAGGCATGTATGGCGTGTAGAACACATCGAACGCTTCGCCCTGAAGCGCCTGAGCACCTACTTCGTCGAGCCCTGCCATATACCCTTTGTGCCCCTTGGGGAGCGGCTTGTGATAGTACCGACGCTGGTCCAGCAGGTACACCACGCGCGGGCGCAGAACGGCATCAATCTCTCGCGTCGGGCCGGTGTCCTCAGGCTCCTCGGGATCGCGTACCGGCTCGGCAAGGGCAAACTCAGTGGGCGCCGCCACGCGCTCTTGGATGAGTTGTCCTACGGTAGCGGCGTGCGCGGTCCCGTCGTTCTGCCCGAAGCCATTCCAGCGCGTCCACGTCTGTGTCTTCGCATCGCTGTACTTATCGCTCTGGCGGCTCCAGCGATCCCACAGCTGGAACCCATCCCGCGAGCCTTGGGTCTCATGGTGAAGGATTTGGCCGATCTTGATCCATTCTTCGTAGTCGTCGGGATCGCGTTTGATAATCAGCTCGGCCAACTCGCGCAGGTTCAGCCCGCGGGCATCTTTGGCCGGATCGCTGGCCGACGGTGCGCCCCCAGTCTGCGTCTGCCAGAGCGCCCGTAATGCAGCCGGCAGCGGCGGCAGGTTCGACCAGTGCCCCATGACCGGATCGCCATACTGCCAGAAATACGGCGTCCCCAGCTCTGGGTGAATGGACGGCGCCAGGACGTCCTGGGCGCCGGCACAACGCAGCTCCAGGGCCTTGTACTTCTTCGGCTTACCCGTCTGCTCGTCAACCGGACCCTCATACGGGGCCAGCTTGATCGTCGGAAGCGGCACTTCGAGGCGATAGAGGAGCTTCCCCCGACCCAGCTTCCCGCTGAGGAGCTGTACCGCGTCATGCGCCATAAACAGTGCACTAAGGTCGATACCGTGCGTTTTAAGGTATGCTTCGGCGACATCCCAGTCGTCAATGTCGATTGCACAGGTGCCGCTCCACTCGTGGACTAGGCCTGCGGCCAGCAAGCTATACGCAATCTGTGGACTGCGTACAGCATTTTCCTGGCGCTGCCAACCCTCAGGCGTCGGGGCCTTGGTGCCAGGCCGGATGCGACACAGTGCCCAGCCGTGCTCGACGTACTCGCCGAAGCTCACGCCAGGGCGCCGAGAAGGTCTGCGAATTCGTCGGTTTTAGTGCCAATGGCACTATGGAGAGTTCCGCGGCGCGAGCGAGCTAGCATGAGTGCATCCTGTACGGTCATTTTTTCGGTCAGAGCGCAGAGCACTTCTTCGTCGACTGTGTTCGACGCGACGATGTCATATACTAAGACCGACCTATCGTAACCTGATTGAGCCTGGCGAGTCGGCCCCAATCTTTCGATCACTTGGAGGCGAAGCTCCAAATTGAAGGTATTGGTAAAAAAGATAATGCAACGGCCGCCATGTTGCAAGCTTATCCCGTGACCGCCTGACTGCGGTTGGATCGCCATGAAGGGGATTTTGCCGGCGTTCCAGTCGGCTTCATCTTTCTCGTTGACAAACCGCCGCGCGTGGGGGAAGCGCTCCTTGAAGCGTTCCCACTCGTGAACGTAGTTGTACACCACGAGAACGTTCTCGCCGTTCAGCTCGTCAATCAACTCTTCCAGCTCGTCGAGCTTGGCGTCATGGACCTTGGCCCATTGCTTCTCGACGTCAATCACCGCACCCCCAGCGACTTGTAACAGCTTGGTCGTGAGAGTCAGTGCGATGGGGGCGGTTATCTCGTGCTTGGACGCTTCAGCCTGCAGCTCGGCGAACATGTCGCGTTCGAGTTTGTTGTAGAGCTTACGCGCAGCATCAGGCAGCTCAACCGTGCGGACAGTATGAACGGGTGCTCTAAGATCGAACCAATCCTCCGGGCGGAGCGCCAGAGTGCAATCTGAGAGTTTTTTATATATTTCGGCTTCGGCGTTGGCTTTGGGGATGATCTTGAGTGTGTAAGCTTCTTTGATGAACCAGCGCTTGAGGAACGCATTGTAACTGTCTCCCAGCCGGTGCCCTTTATCGATGAAGTAAACTTGGCCCCAAAGATCCTTCAGACCATTCGGCGCTGGCGTCCCGGTCAGCTCGATCAAACGCCCTACATGGTCCACAATCCGACCCAAGGCACCGGCACGGACCCCGCCCTGCTTCGTGCGGAAATTCTTCAATTTCGTCGCTTCGTCGACTATGAGGATCTTGAAGGGCCAAGTACTCCCAAATTGGTTTACGAGCCATGTTACGTTTTCGAAGTTCACCAAGTAAATGTCAGCTGGAGTCTGGAGCGCCATGCGCCGGCAGTCAACATCCCCTGCGATATTTACGACGCGCAAATGCTCAAACTGCTTCCACTTGCGCTGTTCGGCAGGCCATGTTATGTTGCAAACTTTCTTCGGCGCAATCACGAGCGCCGGGAAGAAGCGCGATGATGCCAGGCGCAGGATCTCTAGCACGCTGTAAACGATCGCCGTCTTACCCATGCCAGGCTTTGCCCAAAGAGCGCAGCGCTGGGTGTCCAGTATGAAGTTCGTAGCCAGCTCGGCATACGGCCTGGGGATGTAGTCCTCAGACATATTTCACACACGGACAGCCGCGATCAAACCACGTCACCACGTCTTCGACGCTGCGCGGAATGAA